TGTGCCCTGCCATTTACGCTCACCATAGTAGTACCAACCACCCTTGCGTTCAATGATGCCATGCAGAACTGACATGGCTGCAATTTCTTTGGCAAAGTCGTACTCGCCTGGTTCACAAGAACCACCTTTGTCGAAGTAAAAGTCAAAGAAAGCCACTCTTTGTGGCGGTGCAGTTTTGTTCTTTAGGGTACGAATCTTGATGGTCTGCCCAACACGCTTCTTGTCGTTGCCAGTTCCAGCCTCAATCCATTCGTCACGACGAACTTCAGAGCGAGTAAAGAAAGCGTAGTTCTTGCCTTCTCCTCCAGGAGTTGTGCGAGGGTCTCCGTGCATTACACCAATCTTCATGCGGTATTGGTTGATGACCAGTCCTAGTACAGGGCGTTCATCTTCTACCAAACTTCTTTTGATTGCTGAACCCACCACTCTAAAGAACTTGTTGGTCAACAATGCTCCACGTCCAACGGTCATCTCATCCATATTCTTTTCCATTTCTGGAGATGGGGACAAGGCTGGCAAAGAGTCAATGACGATTGCGTCTACGGCTTTTGATTCTGCAAAAGCAATTACAGCATCGTATGCCTCTTCCATGATGTTGGTTTCAATGACGATAATCTTGCTGGTATCAACACCACACATCTCTGCGTATTCTGGAACCCATTGTTCTGCAGCAACCCACACGGTTGTGTGGTCTGGGTTTAACTTTTGGTTAGCAGCAATTGTCTTTAAAGCAACCGCTGTTTTTCCGTGTGACGACTCTCCAATTAACTCGTTCCATTGATTGCCAGGGAATCCCCCACCTAACACAAAATCAAAAGTTGTTGACCCTGAAGTAATTCGAGGGATAAGGTCTTCTCTAATGTCCGAAGCAACAACTACTACGTTGTCTCCAAACCTTTTGTTGAGGAGTGCTGCGACTTTCTTTGCTTCATCATTAATCATCCGTCTATTCTTCCTATGATTCCTTGAGGATTCCAATTGCTAGTGGAATCATTTCCTATTGAAGACTTAGTACTTCCTTCAACTTTTGCTCCTGTTAAGGCTCCGTACTTACTTCCTGATTGTGAAAGCGGATACCCGCAGTCGTAACACCGAGATGCTGCGTTTTGTACTGCCATGTAGTTAGCAGACCCACACTCAGGACAAGAGTCAATCTGCTTTGCGCTTTGTGCTTTTGTCTCAGGTGCTTGAGGTTGTGGAGGTGTGTACCGAGTCATTGGTTGTTGAGATGGGGGCATGGGAGGTGATACATCCCTGCGAGGTTGTGGGGCGTTATTCTGTAACTTCTTTGCCCACCAATCAGCGTTTGACATTTGGTCTCCTTGGTCCGACTGTTAGTAATCCTATATCAACCATCTGTGCAATGCACCCAACGACAGCAGCGAGTGTCATGTCTTGATTTCGGGATTGATACAGTTCCCAAAACTCGTCGGGAACCTCTACCTCTGTACGCATTGCTTTGGCTTTTTCTAACTCTGCCATGGCTTTTGAGATTGAATAAGTTTGAGTCAAAATGAGCGGAATCAAGTGCTCAATCTTCTGCACACGCTTGTCGCTATCCTGTTGTTCCATTTCAGCAACTTCATCGCTTACTGCGGTAGTGCCAGCAATAACACTTAACGAGAAAGCGTCTTGAAGTTGAGAGTCAAGAAATAAACCTCGAACTCTGTACATAACTTCTGCAGCAAACCTATCCCCATCAAACTCAAACTTCTTTTTACGCTTAAACCAACTCATTTTGCTTCTCCCCATTTCTGGACAATGTGTGTGTCAGCAATCAACGGGACAAGCATGTCTGGAAGTTTTACGCCTTCCATAGACTCTCGAATTGCTGCAGCCGTTTCATCGGCTAAGTGGTCTGGTGCAATTGTCACCAGTTCGTCGTGTACAGTCAAGAGTACGTTGACGGTTGGCTCATTAACAAAGCAAGAATGGGCTCTAACCATTGCGAGTTTAATGAGGTCGGCAGCAGAGCCTTGGATTACCGTATTAAAGGCTTGGCGTTCTGCACGAGACTTGGGTCCAATATCTGGACTGGTCAACTCAGGGATATATCTGCGTCGTCCAAGAACTGTCGAGACATAGGGTAATGGACGCTGTTGACGTGCAATACGAATGACTCGATTTCGATAGTTGTTGATGGAAGCAAACTTGTCATTAAACAAATCCATCAACTGATGTGCTTCTTTAACTGTACAACCAATTTGGTCTGCAATCTTCTCAGGACCAACGCCGTAAGCAATTGCAAGCACCAAGACTTTTCCAGCACGACGATTAACTCCCATACGGTCACCAATCGTGGTGTAGATGTCTCCTCCCTCAAGGTAGTTCTTGATGAATGCGGGGTCTTGAGAAAACGAAGCGATGATGCGTGGCTCAATCTGCGAGTAGTCAGCCACGATTAACTTGTGCCCTGGAGGTGCAATAAAGAGGTTACGAATTAACTTCCCATACTCTCCTTGTGATGGAATGTTCTGTAGATTTGGTTCGCTACTAGAGAATCGACCAGTCTCTGCACCATAGGACTTAAAGTTTGTGTGGACTTTCCCGTTTACTAAAAGACTTTGACGATTAACCATCTTTGATTTACCGCCAGTAGTTCTTTTAACTTCCCCACCTGCGTACGGAGTTACATACGTTGTCATCAACTTATTTAAGTCTTGATAACGCATGATGGCTCCTACCAGTGGGTCTTTTTCACGGTAGTAATCCAACGCTTCAGAACTTACAGAGTAATGTTGAATCTGAACCTCTTCACCCTTCTTCATTGCCTCTAGTCCTTTTGGAGTCAAAGCAATCTTGATAGTTTTATTTGGGCGAATTCCTCGACCACCCTCAGACTTAGGGGTAAAAAGAATCTTCTGTTTCTCAGGGATTGAGTTCATGTGGAACTCTTTTCCTGCAATTTTATACGCCTCTGCTGTAACTGCTACAAGGTCTTTCTCAATCTTGTTCTTTAGGCGGTCAAGTTCTTCTGTGTCAATGAATGCGCCTGTAGTCTCCATATCTGCCAAGACAAGAAGCAAGTCCATCTCTAATCGCCATACAGTTGTCATTCCACGTTCTTTTAGGCGAACGTTGTAAATCTTGTATAACTCCCACGTTGATTCAGCATCGATACCTGCATACTTTGCAACATCGCTAAATGCGTGCTTTTCTACAGCGTGACCAATTCCTTTGACGACAACTTTTCCTAGTTCACGCTTTGCACAGTCGTCAAGACCCAGCATGTTTTTTGTGCGGTTATCAAGAATGAATGCTGCAACTAACGTATCAAAGTATGGTTTGGTGGGTACGACTCCGCGATAGTACTTAGCAACTGCTTTGAGGTCGAACTTAATGTTGTGTCCGACTTTGGTTTGGTTACCAAACAATAGAGGCTTGAGTGCTTTAAACACATCCCCTGGGAGGAGTTGGTCGGGAGCAGTATCGAAAACTGGTGTCCAACTATCTTCGCGTTTTGAGTAATCCTGTTCACGTATCTCTTTTCCCTCTTCTAAACGTTTTTGTCCTGATGCAAGTAACGGTTTTTCCCAACGAATAAATTCACCATTGGGGTGACCCATAGGGATAACGTCAACACGTCCTTCTGTCGCAAACGCAATCCATGTAACTTTGTTGAGCATCGGGTGTACTCGTGCAAAGTCATCGTCGCCAACAGTTTCAACGTCAAATGCAAATGCGGGTTGTTGTTTGTAATGCTCAACAAATTCTTCAAGTTGCTCTTTTGTTGTAATGATATTCATTGTGCTCCTAAAGTGGGGTGGCGAGGGGCTTGGGAAATAAGGATAAAAACCAAGCCCCTCACCTAGATGGGACAGTTACTTTGACGGACTAAGCAACCGAACGAGCAATTTCGAGCAATTCGGAACGAGGTGTATCCCAAATTACATCGGGCGTGAAGGGGGTCGCCTTTGCTACAAGTTCCTCAACCTGAGCAGGGTCAAGGTCCCAATCCTCTGCCAAGTCAGTTGGACGAACACGCTCTAATGAGTATGTGGTCTGAGGACCTGTACCCATACGTGCAATTGAATAGTAGAACTTATTCAACGGACCACGCTTGGTGTCTTCGTGTGCTGCCTTGATTTGACGGAACAAGGTAGGAGGTGCAGTAAGAATCATCGTCTTTGGTTCTTCCCCACTCAAGACAAGAACTGTAAACGCAAACTTACCTCGTGGCTTATCTCCAAGGATGTCGCATAGTGGGCAACCATCCTCATCAGAATCAGCGATGCAAACGAATGAACGCTTGCCTGAAGAACGGTCAATCCAATGCTGTTCGTAGGCACGGAAAGGTCCGTCACCAATGAACTTGATTAGTTGTGATTCTTCAGAGAATTTGAAGTCATTTGGATACTCACCGTCTTTGACAGTTGACTTCAGGATTTTTGAGGCTGCATCCCATCCAGACTGAACGGTTGTGCCTACTTTAGGTGTTGCATTTTCGTCGTCTGCATCCAAATATGAATCTGCATTGACGTTAGGTGCTGAGATTGACATGTTTCTTCTTTCGGTAATGAGGCTTTCGCTCTCGGTTGGTAGTGAGGTCTATTGACTCTCGTTAGCAACGGACTCCTTCCAACGCGAAACAATCGCATCGGTTAGGTCTGTGTGCTGAGACCATTCTACACGAGCAGTGCCCAAAAGACCTCTTCTTGAGAACTCTTCGATAGCAATTTCTATCAATGCTCTTGTGTAGACGCGGTTTCCGCTTACTTTCTGACCGTTTA